TCCATGTATCTCTCCCAACTAGTCAGGATCAGCCTGAACTGGCGGTAACTAGCCACGACCATCCGAGATTGGAAACGATCGTTCCGGACTGTGACGGATCGTGGGCTGGACTTGTGGGGGACATGGCTTTGGAGCTACTTGGTATTGAGCTGATGCCTTGGCAAGTGCATTATCTCGAGCGCGCCTTGGGATTCACCCATGCTCCAGATGGACAGGATGATCTTGTGCATCGATCGAGCCTTTGTTCGGTGGCGCGTCAAAATGGCAAGACAATTTTGATTCAATGCTTGATTCTATTTTGGTTAATTGAGATGCCAAAGATTCGAGGCACGAAACAAACTGTCTTATCTACAGCTCACACTCTTTCGCTTGCATGTCTGCTCTTTGATGAGATCGCACCGATCTTAGAAAGCCGATATGACGCCAAGATCATGAAGTCCTTTGGTCGGAACTCGGCGACAATGCCAGACGGAACGAAATGGTATGTGCGCGCAGCGAATCCTTCTATTGGTCACGGTATGTCGGTAGACCTGATCTGCGCCGATGAAATCTTTGACATTTCCGAGATCACGATGGCAGGCCTGATTCCAACCCAACGCGTCCGTCGATCTCCTCTTTTGGCAATGTTCTCTACCGCTGGAACCGAGTCCAGTTCACTCTTCATTCGTCATCGAGAAAACGCGCTCCGATTGATTGACACAAACAATCCTTCCAACTTTTACTTCGCCGAATGGTCGCCACCGCCAACGGTTGATCCAATGCAAGAAGCGTCTTGGTCGTGGGGCAACCCGGCACTCGGACACACTTTGACGCTTGACACTTTGCGCGCCGAATCACAAGATCCTGACCGCTCAAACTTCTTGCGTTCCTCGCTCAATATGTGGATCGCCTCAACCCAGTCGTGGATCCAGACTCACCTGTGGCCTGACCTTCAGTACGACGGCCCGATCCCTACTGGCGGCGTCATCTCCGTCGAGGCGTCTATGGATGAGTCCAGATATTTCGCTACTAGGTCGGTCGCTCTTGGTGATGGTCGGACTTGTGTTTCGGTTGCTTTCACTGCCGAAACTGCTAAGGAACTTTGGGCTCATGTTGCAGCTCACGCGGCGGATCCTTCGGTCAAGTTCATATTCTCACCGACTATTGACGCGCACTGTCCACCAATCTTTGAGCGTAGGCGCGTCGTCATGGGATACAAAGAAATACTGCAATACACCCCCATCGTAAGAAATATGATCAGCGAAGGTCGGCTAGTTCACACTGGCGAAGCAATGCTCGCCGAGCATGTCTGTCGAGCGGTCATGGTGAGGACTCAAGGCTCGATCGCAGTGTCATCCCAAAAGTCAGCAGGCCCGATCGAGTTATGTCGGACGATGATCTGGGGAGCGGCGGCAGCTGCACGACCGGGCAACTCTCAAAAGCCTTCAATGATATTGATCGCCAACTAGCATCATCTCGGCACTCGTCCGCTTGCTTGCCTGTCGTCGGGATACCGCGCGTGACTGGGCGAGTGCCACCATGATCCGTCCGTTATGTGTCATCATGTGATATGGCTATCTTCTCAAAATCCCGTGATCTTGCTGTTTCTGTAGAACCGTCGGTCAAAGCGGCTGTCGGTGCTTCGTCTTATTCGCCTTTGCGCTCGTTCGTATCTTGGCAACAAGGGCAACGCCGCGCTCGCGCAATGACGCTCCCTGTGATCGTGCGCGGTCGTGACTTAATCTGTGACACCATCTCGGGAATGAAGTTGGAGATGTATCGAGAAATGTGGAACGGCGAAGAAATGGAAGAAGTCCCACTCGCTCCTCGAGCATGGCTTTCAAGAATTGACCAGTCCGTTCCAAACCAATTCATCATAAGTTGGACGATTGATGACCTCATCTTCGAAGGGCGTGCCTTCTGGCTGATTGAATCGAGAACGGCTGATCAATATCCAAGTTCTTTCACTCGTCTACCTGCCGCAATGGTGCAGACACTTGACCAGCAAGGCGAAGTCTATTTCGGCCCATCAAAGCAGCTTGTCTTCAATGGCGTCCAACTTGATCCGCGAGATGTCATTCAATTCATCTCACCGATGCAATCATTGAACTCGACTGGGGCGCGCGCTGTAGAGATCGCACTCCGCGTAGAAGAGTCACGGCTTCGAGCGTCCCAGTCGGTACTACCTTCGGGATACCTAAAACAAACTGGCGGAGAACCGCTATCGGCTCAAGAACTTTCGGACTTAGCAGCACAATTCAATTTGGCTCGTACCTCTGGGAATAACACTGCCGCGCTTAATGAGTTCCTCGAGTATGTGCCAACGCAGGCAACACCGGACAAGATGCTGATGATCGAGTCCGCAGATTATTCGGCGCGCGATCTTGGACGCATCCTTGGCGTTCCTTCCTATTTGCTCTCGGTCTCGATTGGTGCTTACTCGTACCAGTCCAGCCAACAATCACGGATCGATCTTTGGACATACGCTTGCAAAGCTCTCGCCGACTGCATCACCGAAACCTTGTCGTCCGACAATGTGCTCCCACACGGAACCTATGTTTGCTTCGACACAGACGACTTCTTGGCCGAGGCATATATGGGCGGAGACATGCCAGACCCAATGAGCAACGAAACAGATATCCCCACATCATCCATGATGCAAAGTTAAGATTCCAGCATGATCAGACTCACTTCAGAATCTTTCACGATTGACGCCGCACAAGGCGAAACAGAACGCCGCACCATCTCGGGAATTGCAGTGAGGTATAACACTCCAGCCCGAGTAAGTGATGGGTCGATGGTCGCGTTCGCTCCAGGAGCCCTACCTGTGGACGGACGCGCACCAACGCTTCAGATGTATCACCGAAGCGATCTCGTAATTGGCACAGTTACCGAGCGCGTGGAAACTCCAGAAGGCATGCTTTTCGTTGCCAAAGTATCGGACACAAACCTCGGAAACGAAGCTCTCATCTTGGCCTCGGACGGAGCCCTTCCAGAAGTATCGGTTGGCGTAGAGCCGATCAAATTTAAGTACGACAAAGAAGGCACAATGATCGTCACCGAAGCATCTTGGAGCGAATTATCCCTCGTCGCTCGAGGAGCCTTTGACGCACCAATCCAGCAAGTCGCAGCATCCACCCCAGAAGAAGAAGAAGTTACTACTATTCAAGAAGCACCTCAACAGGAGACAGAAACCATGAACGAAACAGTCGAAGCCCCAGCAATCATCGAAGCATCAAAAGCAACTCAAACAATCTTCGCAACCGCGAAGCGTGAGTTCCACATGCCAACACCAGCCGAATACATCTCTGCATTCGTAACGAATCCAGACAAGTTTGCAGAAATGCGCGCAGGCATTGAAGCATCCGCACCTAATGTGCTCACTTCTGATATTCCTGGCGTACTTCCACTGCCAATCGTTCAACCTGTCTACAACAACTTCATCGGTCGTCGTCCAGTCATTGACGCAATTGGCGCGAAAGCAATGCCACAAGGCGGCAAAGTTTTCATTCGTCCAGAAGTGACAACACACACTTCAGTCGGCGTACAGTCCACTGAAAACACTGCACTCACACAAGGCACTTTTATCGTGACAGACAACCAAGTCACAAAAGGTACCTACGGTGGCTATGTGACCCTCTCCGAACAATCAATTGATTGGAGTACACCAGAAGTTATCGGTTTAGTCCTCGATGACATGGGCAGAATTTATGCAAATGCCACAGACAATGTCGCAGCGGATAACTTGGTATCGGGCGCATCAGTTACCGCAGCATTTGGTAACAACGCAGCAGATCCAGCACAGTGGAGCGCATTCGTTGCATCAGCAGCACAAACAATCCTTTCAGGATCAAACGGCAACTTGCCAACACACTTGTTCGTATCACCGAACATGTGGGGCTACTTGCTCGGCTTGACCGATTCTTCGGATCGACCTTTGTTTCCGGCAGTGGGCCCAATGAACGCATTCGGCAACTTGCTACCGGGCCAGCCAAACGGCGTCGCCTTTGGTCTCCAAGTAGTAGTCGATCGCAACTTTGCAACAGACACCGTCATCGTTGGCGATGCTTCGGGCTTTGAGATCTTCGAGCAGCAGAAGGGCGCGATCTCGATTGATGTACCTTCAACCTTGTCTCGCACGATCGCCTTCCGCGGCTATCTTGCAACCTTGATGATTGACGCTTCCAAGTTCGTCAAAGCGACTTTCTAATCAGCCGCTAGGAGGCTTTTATGGCCGCCTACACGGTCACACATAAACAACTCACCGATAACTACGCAGTCTTACAGCTTCTTACTGAAGCCGAGATTGAAGTTGGCGCCAGCGTTGTCATCACAAATGTCGATGCGACTTTCAACGGAACTTACATTGTCTACGCTCTTCCGCAGTATGCGTTTATGGGCGTGGACAATGAAGGTGATCTTCTTTTTGATCCGCTTGTCACCATTCCGAATCAGGTGCTTTACGCAAAGACCGCTTCTGATGTCGCTCGGACTGCCGCTTCCGGCACGCTGACAATTACCCAGACTTGCACTTGGGTCACTGCCGCGATGCTCGAGGACTGGCTTGGTATTGGTACAGCGACCGCAGCTGACGCCGCGTTCCTGACAATCTGTGCTTCAGCATGCTCACAATTTGCTTGGCGGCGCAGAATGGAAGCAGGTTACATAGACTCCCTAACGACTGTGCCTTCTCAAGATGTCTTGTTGGGCACGCAGATGTACGGTGGATCTTTGTATCGCCAACGCGGATCGGTAGATCAGTTTGCTTCGTTTCAAAATATGGGCGTCACACCTGTCATGGGTCTTAACGGAATGATCCGCCAGCTTCTCGGGATTGACCGTCCACAGGTCGCTTAATGGCTGTACCTAATTACACAGATCTTTTCAACGAAGGCTTTGACGATCTCGTTACAAAGCTTTCAACGGTAAGCGGTCTACAAGTAAATAATGATCCGCGCAATATCACGCCGCCTAGCGTCTTCGTAAACATTGATTCCATAGATGGCTATAACTACAATGTCGCCAAATTGAACTTCACTTTGCAGATCATCACGCTCGGCCCGGGCAACCTAGACGCTCAAAAGAGCTTGCTCAATATCCTTGCCCAGATCTACGCGCTCAATATTGGCGTGGTATCTGGACGCCCCACAAACCTCGATATTGGTGGCTCGACGCTTCCCGCCTATGAGCTGTCGGTCTCGACTGTAGTTCAGACTGCCTAATCCACACTCTGGGTCTGATTATGTGTCAAACTAATCTCAACACTTCTAAGGAGTAACTCACATGGCCACTTCCACAATCCTCAGCCAACCAAAAGTCACCGTCGCCTCAACCGACCTTTCGGGATGGTGCACAGCAGCGACTTTGACTCGCACAGTCACCGCGCTATCTGACACAGTGTTCGGAAATACGGCAAACACTTTCACCGCAGGTCTTGAAGACAATGAGTGCACGCTGACTCTTTTTCTTTCATACGAAGCAGCCGCCACTTATGCAACACTTGCGCCTTTGGTTGGCCAAAAATTAGTTGTAATTGTAAAGCCAACGACCGCAGCGGATTCAAGCACGAATCCCGGCTTCACTCTGACAAACACCTATCTCGAGTCGTTGCCAGTGATCTCGGCTTCGCTCGGAGAGTTGCAATCGGTAGACCTGACCTTTATGGGCGGCGTCTACTCGGCAGATGTAACTCCATAAACTTCGGCCTTCCTTGGCCCGACGAAAGGAAACAAAGTGAAAATCAAAATCAAAGTAATTAGGAACGGCAAAGAAGAGTTCCTTTACACAAATCTTTTCTCATGGACTGAATGGGAACGACTGATGAATCGTCGCCTTGGCGATGGAGTTCAGCCGGGCGTCTCCGATTGGTGTTGCTGGGCGTGGACTTTGCTTTGCCTTAAAGGTGAATCACTTCCTGATACATGGCAAAAATGGGTCAGTGAAAATCCAGACATGGAGATTCTGCCTGTAGTGGATGAGACAAACCCAAACCCTACGGACGCGGCTACCGACGGCAACTAGCCGAGCTGGTAGTCGCGACAGGATGGGCTCCGCAATTTTACTCTGACACCTTTGACGCTCGAGATCTCACTACGATTATCAAAGTGCTAGAAAAACAAAATAAAAGAAGGTCGTAATGGCAGATGGAATTGAAGCTCGCATAGAGGTTTACGGTCTTAAAGAAGCGTTAAAAGAATTAAATAAAATTGATAAATCTTTAAGGCGTGAAATCACCAAAGATTACAAAAGGATTACGGCTGGACTTGTCTCGGACATTGAATCCGCTATACCCCTAAATTACCCTTTGTCTGGGTGGCAAAGACGCTGGACTCTTCGAGGATCCTATGAAGTTTTCCCTTGGCCTACAGAGCATAAAGTCAAAGCGTACATAAATACGAAACCGCCAAAAGAGTTCCGATCAAACACCGTAAACTTGACAACTTTTGCAATCAAGTGGATCGGAGCGGCGGCTTCATTCTTTGACTTTTCAACAAGTAACGCTATGGGGCAACACTTAACAGCCAAATACGGAGATGCTTCAAGAGTAGTATGGCGACAGTATGAAGCCCACAAAGAAGATCTCAATAGCGCGATGGAACAACTAGTGGATCGCGTCGGCGCAGCTACAAGTCGAGACCTGAAAGCAGAATAATCATGGCCGTAATCCTTCCGATCATCTCCGAGTTTGACGCCAAGGGAACTCAAAAAGCAATCAAAGAATTCCAAAACCTAGAAGGAACATCGGCAAAAGCGTCGTTTGCCATGAAAAAAGCCGCTCTCCCAGCAGCAGCCGCTATCGCAGGAATCGGCTTTGCTTTGACAGGTGCTACCAAAGCAGCGATGGAAGATCAAGCCGAACAGGTACAGCTTGCGCTTGCTCTCACGAATGTCACTGGAGCATCAGAAGCACAAATTAAAGCCGAAGAAGACATGATCTCCAAAATGAGTCTTGCGTCAGGAGTTGCCGATAGTGAACTTCGCCCGGCACTCGCCGCACTAACTCGAGGAACGCACGACATAGAACTCGCAAACAAAGCTCTCGCACTTGCACAAGATATCTCGGCAGGATCAGGTAAAGACCTGGCAACGGTCTCGGACGCGCTTGCCAAAGCTTACGGTGGAAACTTCAAAGCTCTCGGAGCGTTAAGTCCAGAGATTAAATCAATGATCAAAGACGGAGCATCGCTTGAAGATGTAATGAATGTCCTTGGTGGATCATTTGGTGGAGCATCAGACGCCGCCGCCGCCACTGCCGAAGGCGGAATGAAGCGTCTCGGAATAGCACTTGCGGAAACCAAAGAATCAATAGGTGCAGCATTACTTCCAGCGGTTGAAGCGATTCTCCCAGTGCTACTGAAGTTTGCAGGGTGGGCACAAAACAACACAAAAACGCTTCTCATTATTGCAGGCGCAATCGCTGGAGTCTCAGCTGCGGTCTTGCTTTTTAATGCGGCAGTAGGAGTCGCGACCGTAGTTAATACCCTTTTCGCATTAAGTCTGACAGCCGCGCAACTTGCGATGGTCGGATTCATCACTTTAGGAATCGCTCTCGTAATTGCCGCACTTGTCGCGCTTTACTTTAAATTTGACATTGTCCGAAAGATCGTAGATACCGTCTTTGATGCGATGCTCGCAGGCGGCAAAGCGGTCTTTGAAGGCCTTACCACTTACTTCACAGGCGTCTTCAATATCTACAAGTCACTTTTCAACGGCATCGCGAAACTTTGGAATAGCACAGTCGGCAAACTGTCATTCAGCATTCCGTCATGGGTGCCCGTTATCGGCGGCAAGGGATTCTCCGTACCGAACATTCCTTACCTTGCAGAAGGTGGAATTGTGACGGAGCCAACGCTTGCGATGATCGGCGAGCGCGGCCCCGAAGCAGTCGTGCCGCTTACTGGACGCAATTCTGGGATGGGCGGAAACTACACAATTAACATCAATGGCGGTCTCGGCTCAAGCGCAGAGATCGGTACAGCTGTCGTGAACGCTATTCGAGCATTCAATAGGCAGAATGGCCCTGCGAACATAGCGGTCGCATAATGGCAGGCGTTGCGGTAGTTGCATCAGGTAACTACGACCTAGAAATAGATACCGGGTATATGTGGGATGCGTTCACGCTGGACGATGATCTCAAAGGCGAATTAAACAATACCGAATATGTGTTGAATGGCATATCACAATACGCATCGGTCATGGATGGCACCATCGCGCTTACAGCAAAACGCGGACGCCAGAACACAGGCGACCAATTTGCTTATGGGACAATGAGCTTTACATTAAACGACACTTACGCGGACGGAGTGTTTAATCCTTTTGATACAACTTCACCGTATTACGATCCAGCGAACGATCAGCCCGGATTAGCACCGCTTCGACAAGTTCGCTTTTCACGCTATGACTCGCTTAATGTCAAAAAGTATTTGTGGGTCGGCTACATCGTGAACTTCGACTACACCTTTACACTTGGCGGACTGGACACAGTCAGCGTAAATTGTGCTGACTTTTCTTACCAGTTGGGACAGACCTTCCTCGCTGAATGGAATGTCACCGAAGAGCTCTCGAGCGTCAGATTCAACAGCATGCTTGACCTGCCAGAAGTCGCCTACACAGGTACACGAGACATCGCTACAGGCGTAGCAACCCTAGGTGGAGCAGCCGCTTGGACAGTCGCCAACGGCACATCGGTCGCCGCATACGCCAACAAAATTAACGAAGCCGAACAGGGCAGAATCTTTGTAGATCGAGAAGGCACAATCGTCTTTGATTCAAGAATCGGAACAACCCTCGGAAACCCTGTCGCCGAGTTCCATGATGACGGAACCAATATCGGCTATTCCGCTATTGACATTTCTTTCCAAGCGGACACAGTGGTCAATCGTGCATCCATTCAGCACGCTGGAGCATCATCACCACAAGTAGCAGAAGACCTTGCATCTCAAGCGCTTTATTTGATCCAAACAAAATCCATTACCGACTCACTTTTACACAATGACGCCGCAGCTCTCACACTTGCCGAATACCTCATCAACGCAAACCCAGAGCCACGCTTCAACTTCCTGGGCACAGAGTTCCCCGGCACACCCACCGCAGACCAAGACACACTTGCGCTCCTCGATGTAGGCGACCTCATTAACATCCAAAAATCAATTACGACTTCGGCAGGCCCAACCCAATTTGCTCAAAACCTCACCATTGAAGGACTTGAGCATCGGCTTACTTTGTCGGCTGGGCACGCAGTCACCTACTTCACCGCGCCAACCACCATCGTCTATGAGCTCATCCTCAACGATGCTGTGTATGGCACACTTGACGCAGAAAATGTCTTAGGATAAAGATTATGACTACGCCTTTCCCGTTCGTCGCTGGGGCTGTATTGACAGCAGCGCAACTGAACGCCATTACCACACTGCCGATCTCGCCCAGACCGCTAGTTACACGCTTGTGGTTGGTGATGTCGGAAACCGCGTGCAAATGACTAACGCATCGAGTACGACAATTACTGTTAACACAAGTATTTTTGCGGCTGGTGACACTATTTGGATACAAAACATGGGTGCAGGTACTTGCACTATTACTGCTGGCACTGCAACGGTTACAACGGCATCATCTTTAGCATTGGCACAATATGGAGGTGGCACGCTTGTATTCCAAAGTGCTAGTGCTGCTACTTTTTTTAGCCAACAGGCAGCAACTTACGGCGCTGCTACAGGTGGCTCGTCATCGAGCATTACTGTCGGCGGCGTAAACTACACGCTGTTAAGTTTCACTACAGACGGCACGCTCACCGTTACAAAATCAGGTCTATTTGATGTCTTAGCCTTTGGCGGTGGTGGCGGCGGTGGCGGCTACAACGGTGTCGATGGCACGGGCGGCGGTCAAGGCGGTGGCGGTGCAGGCGGTTACATAATCGGACAAATCTATTTGTCTGCTAACGCGGCGATAACTGTTGGCGCTGGCGGTGTTGGCTGGAATAGCGGACAACAAAACAACTACGGCTATCCATCAAAACTAACTTACAACACAACAACTTTTGCTATTGCTGCTGGTGGCGGCGGTGGCGGTGGATACAACGCTGACTCTTTCAGCGGTGGTATGCAAGGCGGTTGCGGTGGTGGCGCTGGCGGAATGACAGCCAGTTACAAAACTGGCGGAGTATCAAACGCAGGACTATACGCAGGCGGTGACGGCGGCGGTGGACTTGGTAAAGGTGGTGGCGGTGGCGGTGGTGCTACTGCAGTTGGCGCAGTCGGTTCCACCGTTTCAGGTGGTAACGGTGGCGCAGGCGGCGCAGGTTACGATGTCAGCACTTTTATTGGCGGTAGCGCACTTTACAAGGCTGGCGGTGGTGGTGGCGGTGGTAAAGGCACAGGCGGTGCAGGCGGTTCATCGGTGGGCGGTGCAGGTGCATCAGCAACAGGTAACGGATCAGCAGCAGCAGCCAACACAGCATCAGGCGGTGGTGGTTCAGCCGACAACGGAACAGCAGCCCGAACAGGCGGCGCAGGCGGTAGCGGAATAGTTTATGTGAGGTTCAAGTAATGGATATTCCACAGTATTTTGCACAAATTGACGAAAACAACATTGTCACAAATATTGCTGTAGTCACTCACGCGTTCATGCAAGAAAACCCAGACCGCTACCCCGGCACATGGGTAGAAACATTCATCAACTTGCCAAACAAAACTTATGCAGGCATGGGATACACATACGACGAAACAACAAAAGACTTCACACCACCACCAACGATCGAACCTGCATGACTGTAAATAACTTGCCTAAGTTTGTTATTTTACTTATGGGATTACTTTGCTTAACAGCGTTAATGATTGCCGATAAAATAGATATGCAATCAGGCGTACCAATGCTCACAATGATTATTGGTTACTCAATCGGTAACGGCGTGAACGCTAAACAAGGCGCAGAATCCAGCAATGTGTTTGGCAAGCGCAACAAGTGATACCTGCAAACCCTAAAGTTGTCGGTTCACGACCGTACACAGGCAACAGTGACGGCGCAGTTGCAGGCCCAATACAGGGCATGGATGAGTGGATTAGGCAAGCGATTAAATACGGTAATGGCGCATTTTGGAATAACGGCAGTTGGGGAATACGACAAATGCGTGGTAACGATGACCAATTATCCACCCATGCCACTGGTCGAGCAGTTGATTTGTCGTACAGACCATCAGAGAAACACCCAGACGCAAACCGTAAAGGCTCTATTGCGTTTATCAATATTGTGCTTGCCAACGCAAACGAGTTAGGTGTTGAGTGCGTACTTGATTATTTCCCTAAAGCATTTGGGCGCGGTTGGCGTTGCGACCGTCAAACTTGGAAATCGTACAGCAAACCCGAAATACACGGTGCGCCGGGTGGCGATTGGCTGCACGTGGAAGTATCACCAGCGTTTGTAAACCAGCCTGTAACCCTTATACAGCAAGCGTTTAAGAGAGTATTCACCGAATTGCCACAGTAATGCCCTATGGTGGAAACACCGACGATAAGGGAGATGCAATGGCAGACGCAAAAACATACATTTACGAGGTTTACACCACGCACCTAGACAGCCAGCAAATGGTTTTGGTGCAGATATTCCGTGACCCAGAAACAGACCAAGTGCTACACGCACAAATTGCGTTTAAGGATGCAATCGGTGACTCATGGCAAACGCCTTACCAACTGGAGAAAAAATAATGACATATTTTGCTATCAAAATAGGTGCATGGATAGTTACTGGTTTAGCGGCGTTTGTGTTGTTGTGGGATGCCAGCAAACCACCAGAACCAAAAATCCCTAAAGGCATACAAATCACCACCGTGCTTAACAGTGTTGTACCGACAACAACCGCACCAACCACGACCGTGCCTAAAGGATGCGCCCAGTACGTTGCCGATGCCATAACAGCTGGCTGGCCTGCAACCGAAGCACCAATGCTGGCGCGCGTCATGTTCAGAGAGTCACGATGCAACCCGTTGGCGTTTAACAGCCGAGATAGCAACGGCGGCAGTCGAGGATTATTACAAGTCAACGGCACGCACAAGTCATGGCTCATCAGTGAGGGTTACATAACCAAACTTGACGATTTGTTTAACCCAGATGTAAATATCCGTGCCGCGTTACACCTCTGGTATAAAGTGGGCTGGTCAGCATGGGCTGTGCCCGGCTCATGACTGACGCACAATATCCCGAAACAGGCATAACAGAGGAAACCCGACAAATGTATCCAAACACTTACAGCGATAAATACAATAAAGTATTTAAGCAATTTGTAGATGACATCTTTAGACCAAATCACCTGCCTAAGCCAGAGCAGCCGGACCACACCATTTTGCTTGACGAATTAACGCTAATGTATGACGCACACATGACCATTGGCGGAGAACAAAACCGTTTTAACGCATCAGTGATTAAAGCTGCAATAAATGTTATACGCGCCTTGTAAATTATGCGGTTTAACCATGCACGGCACGCGATACCGGCACAACCCAGAAAAAGTAATGTGGTTACATCCGAACCTGAAAGCATGTAGTAAAGTAAAACCAATAGACCCGACCAAAAGGAAAACCCGACATGAGTAACCAATTAGAAATGTTTACAACAACATTGGGATTGGCTGGCCAAAAAACACAGCCAGCAATAAACCACCCGACAGTAGCGATTGCACATAACGCGCCAGATACGTCACGCGAAGCAGGCGAAAAAGCCAAACCGCATTCAGGCCGTCAGCGTGAGCTTGTGCATTTTTGGATTAAATGGGCTGGCAGCACAGAGTCAAAAGGTATGACAGCAGACGAAATAAGTGTGTTAACAGATTTGCCAGCGCAATCAGTATCAGCACGCATTAACGGTTTGCATCGAGACAAACACATTATTGACAGTGGCAAACGACGCAACACACGTTACGGACGCAAAGCAATAGTTTGGGTGGCCTGCTAATGGCACATTTTGATTTATCGCTGTACGAGACAGTTGCCCAACGCTTAGTGCGCTGGTGGGAACAGTATCCAAACGGCCGCATCATCACGTCAATACATCACTACGACGGCTCAACAATCATTATGCGCGCAGAATGCTACAACAACGATGACCGACTCATTAGCACGGGTTACGCAGAGGAAGTGTTTGGCAATAGCCCGGTCAACAAAACATCATTTTTAGAAAACTGTGAAACCAGCGCCATTGGGCGTGCAATTAGCAACAGCAACATTGGGCACACGGGCGAGCGTGCATCGGTTAGCGAAATGGAAAAGGTAAACCGTGTGAACAGTACGCCTCGACCAGACGCACATGGCAGCGCTACACCTAAACAGATTGGGTTCTTAAAGAGCTTGGCGCGCGGTAAGAGTTGGGATGATGTGCAACTGCTCGAATACATACACCGTTTGTTACAAGTAGATGACGTTGTGGTTGAGACGTTGACCGCTGGCCAATGCTCGGCCGTAATAGACGGGCTAAAAAAATGAGCAATCCAAACGAACAATACGACCGTTTACATGACCATTGTCAAGCGATTGCGCGTGAGCGTGATTGGGCTAACCAAGAAATTGAGCGATTAAAACTGGAGTTAAATCTGGTCATAAATCAAATGAGCAAAACCTTGCATGATGTCAGAGATGAATTGGAATTGGCGCATGAGGCGTTGCGTAGGCAAATGCCATGAGTCGCACAGTCTGGCTGGCGTTGGCTCTAACAGCGTTATGCACAATTCTTATGGCATGGTCTGATAGAAAATAGAACACTCACAATCGGCTAGTAGCACGGCTGTATCACTGTCGCAAGTGACGGGGCTAATCGTTGGGAACAACGTTTGACCAGCGCGCCCCGAAACCTGCAACATGAAAGGCAACGGGCAAAGCGTTGGGGCGAGTCGTAAACATAATCGACTAGATGAGCAAGGTAACGGAGTGAGGCATCCCGTGGGTGAGCATCATCACACTGTCTCGCATTACAACTTGACATAACATACACTTAACAAACCGACACAGAAAGCTTAAGCCCGTCATGCAACGTGATACAAAACAAACCGAGAACAAGGCGCGCCAGCGCCGCGTTAGCACAAGCGAAGCGCGTGAGCATGAGTAAAGAACACAGCAACCCCGAATACAAACGCAACCGGGCAATCATCCTGCAACACAAACCCGAATGCGCCTACTGT